CCCCACCGAGTCGGCTTCCACCGTGAGCAGCGTCCCGGCGCCCACAGCGAGCGTTAGATCAGATGCCAGTGTGCCCCCGCCGGTCAGACCATTGCCCGCAGCGATCTGCCTGCCCAACGGGACATATCTACCATCTCCTCGACCGCTAGTCAGATAATGCGGATGATCGTCGTCTGACAGACCCGTCAGTAGTCCATGATCTGTCAACGATGGAGGTGATGTAATTGTCACTCCGCTGATGTTGGTGACAGTAGAGAGGTTTGTGCGCTCATCTATGATGCGGCGGGCTGTCTGTTTTGGCATGCGTTACGCTCTGTCTACGCTCTGTCGTCTACCCAGATACAATCACATTCGTAGATGTACATCAATCCGCCCTGAGTGAGCCAATCCAGATTGTCCAGGTCGTATGTCGTCCATTGACCAGTCCCGGTGCGGGACAATCCAGTTTTCGGTCCGTTTGGATCGTTGGGATTCAGGATGTATGCTGGCAGGCTGCCCTCTCGTAGGTAGTGTAGATATCGGCCCGTTTTTTCGGCGGACCACACTGGGTTGGCAACCGGATCATAGATCTGAGCGTACTGCCATCCTACATCACTCAAAGCAATTTTTGCGGTGTTTAGCGTGCTGATCATCTGATTGAGTGTTGCCACAGATGGACTGGTGGTTCCATGCGCGATTGTAGGCGCATACGTAGCAGGCGGAGCCGTTGCAATCTCCCGGATAATTGGCACTGTAATCGACCCGCTTGTTTCTTCGACAGCCACGTAATAATAATCTCCTACCGCTGGTGGGGTGATGTCCATTGCCGCAAATGCAAACACTACCTGTTCCCCAGCGGTGACATCAGACCGATCAATGATTGTATCTGTATTGATCGATACCTTGATGCGACCAGGGTTGCTGGTCGAAAATATTACCTCCAACGAGTCGAACCGCCTGCGCATCCAACGAGTCTGAGTGTCTAGGGCCCACGCCCACGGGGATGATGGAGGCGTAGCTGTTGTAGACATCGCCTGCACTCCTGCAGACAACATCTGCAGTTTCGCTAAATACTCTGCCGCGGTTGTGTTAGACGCCCAGTTGGTCGGCGCAACATAGCTGCCTGTGGCCGTCGGCGTGCTACCGGCCGACTCTCGCACCTCATGGATTGTCAACGTTGTGCCTGCTGGTCGTATGATCCGGATCTCGTAGAATGTCCCATATCCAGGGATAGATTGCACAGAGTCCAGATCAAATGTGTGCCATTGTTCTCCGCCGGTAGCGGACGCGAGTTCTTGTGCGCCATTGATCCTGATGCGCACAGTGTTCCCACCCGAAAACGCATATCGCACATGCACCCAGCGATAGTTGCGTCGTGACCAGTACGACGCCGTGTCGGTCGCCGATATGCAATTAGGACCTGGTCCCAACGAGAGACCCTTGAGAGCATTGATGCTGTCCGTCAGAGCATTGAGTTTGGTGGCGGAGAGCAGATCACCGTCTGTCCATGACGGTGGCGTCAATGTGACAATGGCCATCAGTAAAATATCCTGCGTGTGCTGCCCACTGTGTCAGTGCCCAACCGAAAATAATTGTTGTCGTGTCTATACATCTGAGACGCCTGGATGATCTCCAAATCTTGCGCAAATCCGCTGGGAGATAGGCGCCATGATATGCCAATCAAATACCCAACAAACGCAGACGACATTGTCGGCGCGTCTGCAATCGACACTCGATCTCCCAGCCTCAGACTGGGTACGCCAGGCACACCCGATGCCAACGCCGTCAACCGCGCGTATTCGCAGCGATCGAGCAGGTATTGAGCCATTGATCGGGCATGGGTATTGCTCTGCACGTATACATTAGATCGGACGGATAGAGTCCTGTCTCCGCGCGCGGCGAACCACGACGCGTTCTGCCCCTGCTGTGCGCTGCTCACTTTTTCTTCGATTTCCGGACCGCCGACGACTGGCACGCCGACTATCCTCACAGGATGTAGCAGCACTCGCACAGTTGCATTGTTGGTGATCGTCAAATCGGCGCGTTGGGCATTGTATGTTGACACCACCGATACATCAGCAGATCTCAGTCGACCGCCATCGTCCACAGCCTCCCATTGCAAACCATAGACTGCATAGATCGGCGCGTCAAATTTGGCGGAGATGGTCCTGGTCTGTCCGGGCGCCACCACCGGAAATGATTTGGGCTCCCAGACAATTTCGACCGCGCCCAGAGTTCTGGGAGCCGCCTCGATGATCACGACGTTGTGCAGATCACGATCATCAATAGACCATCTGAGATCTGACATGCTGTCCCGAGACAGAGCCAGTTGCACATTGGTGCTGCGCTCAGCAGTCTGCCACGTAGACATGTTTTCGTATCGCAGCAGCCCATCCGGGTCTGCGTAGAACATCCCCCCGCACGCTGCCGCGACGGCCCAGCATTCCGCAATCGCTGATTCATCATCCAACCATGCCCACGGCAGCGGAAAAATTCCCCGACTCACAGATTTTTTGACTGCAGCCACACCAGCCGCAGTCAGAAATTGGTCGATAACATCCGCTTCGGTCGGATTGTTGTCGTGCAGGGCCGCGAACGCACTCTGCGTCGTGCTAATCCTGCGTTGCAGCCAGTACTCCTCCATGCTCCTAGACTCTAATTGTACTGTTGGACCAGACTCCGGTCCCATAGTCCGTTCCGACGGCAATTTGAGGACGCCGCTAAAAATCCTGCTGTACGTTACTCCACCATCTACTGACACCTCCAGATAGCATGGTGCATGATATCCTCCCCCATTGGCTATCCATGTGTGGAGGGGACTATCCGTCCTCTGCGGGCTGTACCTGCCATTTGGGTTTCGCAATGTGACCGACATGCTGCTGATCAATCCCTGGCTGGCTGCCAGGCCGCTGTTGTACGGCGAGACGCGCATATCCCCGCGCGCATCAATTAGATTGATCGATTCGTCGACATAGGATCCGGTCTGAGACCAGTCAATCCACAGTTTGGCGGATATAGTGCGGGGCATCACTACACCTCTCGCAGACGCATTGTCACGCTGGCACGAGGGTCCAGCCGGACAGCCTGCCAGGTGATTTCAAGGTCAAAAACACCTACATCTCTGGTGACAGTATGGCTGACTCCCAACGGGGACACAAACGCCGCCGAACCATCTCGTACCAACGCCCATGCCGCCACCACGACGGCAACCTGAGTCTCAGTCAACATTGTCCATCTGAGCTCAAATCGTTGTTTGCTGCTCGTAGAGATCAAATCTGTGGACAATGCGCCCGAGAGCATCACTCGGTCACTGCCACGATACTCTACCGTCTGCCTGTAGCCGTCAGGTGCAATCGTAGGCAGAGAGCTGCCTCCCAGTGTAGCCGTCGTGATGGCCATCTATCTATCTAGCCTCCGTCCTGCTGGACTGGCTGGCCATCTGAGCGATCACACCAGACGTAACGAGACCCACTAGAGCGCTCGCCCACTGCTGCAGATATGAGTTCTGGACTCCGACAAACGCTGTGCCGAACGCATTGCCGGCCTGCTGACCGGCGGCAGAAAAATTGCTCATCTGACCATTGACAGTGGTAGTCCATCGCTCAACAAACGTTGATCCCTCCACTGCTCCATCGGGTCCCAATTGCGGTTGAGCACCAGGTGCAGATCCCAACGCGCTATTTGCGGCAGCCTGTGCAGCACTCAAACTCACACCTAGTTCGGTGGACAGCTCCTGGGCAATCTCCTGGGCGAGCTGGGCCGACGATTGATCCCCTAGCAGCATGGCGCGAACCCGACTTTTGATTTGCTCTCGGTCGAGCAGTTCAGGTCTCAACCCATCCTCAAATTGTTGGAGGATGGTTGCGGCGGCTCGTTGTGGGTCTCCGCTCTCAGTCAATTCGGTCCAGATTGCCGGCACCTCTGCGGCAAATTCGCCCAACCACTCCTGGTTCCCAATCCCATCTCGCACAATGGCTGCCAGCCGTCTGGCATTTTCGTTGATCGCGTCGGCTCTCGGCAGATAATCTGTCGGGTCGATACCGGCGTCCAATGTGGTGGACTGGCTGATGACGCCTGCAATTTTGGATTGCAGGTCGTTGTAGGCACCGCCGACCTCTCCAGCGGATGCGACTCCAGCTCGTCCCACATCAACATATGCCTGTCGTTGATCGTGCAACGACTGGATGGTCTCGTCGATCCACTGTTGGTTGGAAAATTCAATTTGTTCGGCGCTGGCGCCAAAATTCTGCATCAGAGTCGTCCTCTGTGCGAGTTGATCGTTGAGATCCTGATAGACTGCCAGTGCGTTCAGACCGCCCATATTTCCAGCCTCCCCCAGAATCGCTGATCTCAGCGAGCTGGACTGGCTGGAGCGCACCGCATTGACAGCCTGAGCAGCTGCCGTTGCCTGCTCTAATAAGCGTTGCGTCACTGTGGTAATTGTAGGTGACAGGGATGCGTTGGCAGCTGACAAATCCGTTACAGCAGCCGCCACATCCAGATAGGCGATCTCGGCTCGTTGCAGTGCATCGATGTCGATCCGCAACGGCTGACCCAGTTTGTCGGCAATCTCGTTGTAGGCGTTGGCGTTGACAACCATGCTCTCCATCAGCACATTGGCCTGTTGCCCCTGGCTACTGATAGCAGATGTATCTCCACTGCGTATGGCATCTTGCATACGCTCGATGGATGCACGATATGCATCCATCGACGCAGACAGGCCACCCCCAATTTGGAATAGCTGAGATTGCAAATCCTGTCTCTCTCCCGCCTGGATGCTGGTGGTCGCGCTGTCAACTGCGGATGCAATCTGATCTGCGATGGCGGCCACGGCCGGGGAGAACAGCTGGCCCAAAACGCCCTGAGCATTTTTGATGGCCGACTCCATCCTTTCGAACGAAGCGGCAGCGTCATCGGCAACGCTAACCCCTGTTGTGCTAGAGAGCACACTGTTAACCAGTGCCTGCTTGCGCTCAACGTCGGTTAACTGATCGGAGGTTTTACTCAACGACTGAGCGTACGTATCGAATGCCTCTGCCGCCCCAAAAATATTGAGGTTGTCGAGGATTTCGGGCGACATCCTGGCAATACCGGTGATCAAATCGTCAATGGCCTGCGCAGCCGGGAGTCCGGTTTCCCGGCCTTTTATCAACGCCGCGGCAATCAGACCTGACATTTCGGCCACGCTGTCTACGACTCCAGACGCCATCGCCTTGTTGGCAGCCAGCATCAAGCTGGCGTCATCCACAGTGCCTCGGCTGGCTGCTCGCATAGCAGACAACATCTGGTCACTAGATTCACCGGTTTGCGAGGCCAGCCGCTCAAAACTATCGCTAGTCCGCTCTGCCTGAGCGCCGATACGCGCTAGTTCGACTGCCGTATTGGCGATCGCTCCGACAGCAAACGCCCCAGCCACGCGCGCTCCAATTTGGCCCAGCTCGCCTCCGTAAAAATCCAACAATCCCCCCAACTGGCCGCCACTCTGCTGGGCAGCTGTGTCCAGGTCGCCGATATCCTGGCGCGCTTTGCGAAACGCAGCCGCAGAATTGTTTTTGGCATTGATGTTGATGATCAGACTAGAGTTAGCAGTCATCTATCGTTTACCAATTTGTCGTGTCTGGCGATAGCCCGCCAGTCTGCCGGAGATAAACTGTTGAGAGATTTTCCAGCACTGCCAATCTGACGCAGCTGTTCAATCCGTTCGATCCGTTGCACCTGTTGCGCGCGCAAAACCCGCAGCACGTCGATGTCTTTCAATTCGTCCAACGTGCGTCCCGGGAATTGCGCCATGGCCCACGCATCCCACTGCGCCTGTGGCACCATTGCCAATGCCTGACCAGCTCCACGTCTAGTGTCATCGTCTACGTCTTCATCTGTCCGGCGTGATCTCGCTCGACGAATGAGATCCGCCTCGACAGCTCCCCCAAACCACTCAGATAATCCACAACTGCCGTCAACGACGTGTTGATAAATTTGTTCATCCGCAGATCGATGTCATCCCATCTGTCCAGAACCTGTTGGGGGGTCGTCAGCACATCTCCCTGTGCTGTTGCCAGATGACATTGAGGCACTTTAGATAGCCACATGGAGATCCATTGCTGGCGACCCCCATATAGCACCCGGAGATCTCCGTTTGTCCATCGGCTTTCCACATCAATCCAACAATCCTTGTATCCATCTAGTTCAGACTGCACTCGTATCACGATACCACCGGCGCCCCGCTGACCGTCAGTGTGGCCGACCATTGGATATCTCCCATCGGGTCATCTGCTGTGATCGTGTAGTTGCTGAAAAACGCGCCGACGTTGCCGGCGGCAGTCCACGTGTACGTCACCCGAGAGGCTGACGGACCCACAAAATAGACCAGCGTTCTCATTGTGCCCGGAGAGATCGCATCTGGTCGCACGATGTCGTCCAGAGTTTTGCTCCACGGACCGCCAATTTGCAGCGAAAATCCACTGGCTCCTGGCAGAGTCTCTCGAGCGCTGGACGCAAACGTAGTGGCCTCCAGCGCTTCGACGACCGATTCAAACGCAGTGGTGTTTAAATGCGCTTGCAGCGCACTCCCCCCCATTGTTACTCCGACGTTTTGCAGCGCTCTAGTTTTACCCATATATCTATATCACCTGTTGTGTGGCCTACATTGTGACGCCGTTGACACACAGGATTACAACCGCGCTGATCGCGGTTGACCCTCCCATACTGCCGACGACTATCTGATTGTATCGATTGATGGTCCCGCTCAGTGTGGCGGTGTATACCCCAGCCGCCGAAAACGTAAACGTGTTGAGTGTCGTTGGTGTCGTCATCGCCAAAACCGTTGATGATCTAATCGAGATCGTGGCGTTGGTAGCAGAGCCTGTGATTGATCGGACGAACAGATACGCTTTCCCACCGGTAGATCCTGCTGCTGGGTATGTGACTGCCGTACCGTTGCCGGCGGCCACCAACGAGCCGTCCTGCAACACATATCCCCCAGACATGATCCCATCCCATTGACCCTGCAACGTGATGATGCCATCTATCGGCGTCTCGATGGCCAAATTTTTGGCCCAGCTGTTGTAGAGGACATATGCCGGATTGCCCACGCTGGTGGCATCAATCAGCCATGCCACATGTGACGCGGTGCTGCCTAGGTTGTCCTCGATGGCCGTGTACAATTCGCCGGCTCCCCCCCCCCCATAGTATCCCCCATGAGACAGAGTGGCCTGCGGGTTGCCCGGGATCATTTGTCTCGCCGATGATTGCCAGTTATTTGCAGATATCGGCTCGTTGGTAATCTCCAATTGTGCCGAGATGGTATCCAGAGACAGATCGTATTGATTGATCAACAATCTCCCAGCATTACCTTTCGGCATCAGACCTCCTCATATGACATTGTGATCAATAACGTGCATCCGTATGCGGCTGCATCCGGGTCGTACGTATCAGAGCCATCTGATACGGTTGACATGTCGATCGTATCAGATGTGTATTTGTCCAGTGCAGCTCGAGCTAGATCAGCGACCGTACGGGCTGTTAACCAATCAGACGCCCACGCTGTTACGGACAGCGTGACACTAGCCTGCGCCTTACCGTCAAACGTGTAATCTCGGCTGCCCGACTGTCGAGCATATGTGATGGCGGGCAGCGCTGTCGCCGCTCGGACAGCCACCGGCGACACACGACTCGCAACGACAGACGTGATGGCTGTGTTGGACAGCAGGACGTTAGTCAGTGCAGTCTCAGGCAGCATCGAAATATACCGCTCTCGCAGCCTCGTATCGACGTTCAATGAGATCTGTCAATCGAGCCACAATAGTTTTTGCGACCGGACCGCGCGACCTGCGCAGCGCAGGCGCCAGATATGGTTTGGGCGATGTTGTGCCCCGTTTGCCAGATTTTCGTCCTCGCTCGATGATCGCACCGTAAAACACACTAGACACCAGCAGCACCTGTGACCCGCGCGGGGGGAATCTCAGAGGCGAGTTTAGGCGTTTGCCACGTCTGGTCAACTGCACAAATCCGTTGCGCAATCTGCTAGTCGTGTAGATCCCACGACGCAACGAGTTAGTCGACTGCGGTGCAATGGCGATTGCGCTGTCCCGGAGGGCGTCTGCCCCGTCGTGGATAATCTGCACGGCCTCAGTAGATCTGAGAGACAGCCCAACCGATTGTAGCTGTGCGTCTAGTTTTTTAATACCGCGGATACTGACGCGGACAACATTCCGGTCGTTGAGATTATTTCGCCGTCGTCTGACTGCTGCCATCAGATTGATACCTCTGTACATCGCATCGTGATGTATCCAGTTGGGAGAGGTGTAACCGTGTCAATCTGGAGCGTTTTGGTCCTCCACAACAGCCGACAGTTGTGATCGACTATCAGCCCGGCACGAACCGTGACCTCGTACGAAATGATCGATACTGGTCTGTCGGCCAGCAACGGTTCTCGGCCTGTACGTTCTCGGATGGCGGCCCACACGGTAGCCGTGGTCGACCAGGTCACGATCTCGACATTTGCGCTGCCACGAGAGACACTGGGGGTCTGTACAGAGATCCGCTCTGTCAGTCTGGACATCATCATGTCGCCCATCCCCAATCCTGCATGCATGCTGCCATAATCATAGCTCTCTGGGCAGCTCCCTGGGTCGTAATCTCACCTCGATGCGCATAATCGACTGCCACCAGCGCAGTGATCAGCTGTTTGTAGCGCGCAGGCACAGCCGCCGCATTGCCATATCCCGACACATAACGCACGCGGATCGGAGATACTGGTCTCAGAGTAGCGTCCGGCCAGTGAGCGTTTTTTGCCAACATCACGCTGGGGCGAGGTAGGTCTAGCATGGATATGTAATCGCCTGCGGGCATAGTCAGCAGAGTGTTGTTGTCGTTGTAGTACGTGATTGACTGCACAGACGATACGGGTGGATATTCTAGGCAGATATCATCGATGGGCCACGATGACAGGATCATCTCGATCGTCCGGCTAACCAGAGATCGTGCCGACATCATCTGTACATCGTCGGTCGCCGCGGCAATCAGACGCGTAATCTCCACGTCGTCCGACGCATGATCTACTCGCAGAGATGTTTTTACGTCAAACAGTAGCACAGGGTATTCGGTGGCCGGCGTGATGACATTGATCATGTTGGTTTGGATTTGGTGCGTCGGTCAACGTCCCGATGCTGCTGGGCAGCATATCCTGCTCGTATCAAATCAGTAGCGAGCTCGTCAGCTAGCTGATACTGTTTGCCGGGTTCGAGGCGGATAGTCTGCCCATTGTTGTTGACGTTGATCGCCTGTAACGCGATGACGGTGTGCATTGCAGCAGATCTCCTGGGCGCCGCTCAGTGCAGAGCGGCGCCCGAACTTACATATTAGCTACCAGCCGGATGCGTCGCGTACTGGAAGGCCGCGGACTGAAGCACTTCAAAATCTGCCCGAAAATAATAATGCATGACAGTCTCGCCATACTGAGCCCGACTGTACGGGTCCACGAGAAACGTCATCTGTGGATCTAGGCGGATGCCCATGTACGACCAGTTGGCGATCAGGAGCGATTTGCCGGTGGCTGCCAGTGCGCCCATATTATCATCAGTGTAGAGCGGCAGACCCCAGAGCGTGCCTGCTGATGTGCCGTTGCCAGTCGCTGCAGGCGTAGGCACAAACTGCCAGTTGTTGCCGGTCAGGCCCCTGATGTATCCCTCTGTCGAGCGTCGCATCAGCCATGCAGACGTAGTGCCACGAGCATAGTCAGCCGACAGTTTGTAGAGCAGCTCAGGGATCTCTGCGGCTCCAATAGCCGCCGCAGCATCCAGTGTCAGTCCAGCCGTCCCGTCTGCCAGCGCCTCGACGATCATCAATTTGTTGAGTGTGGCGGCCATGCCAGCAGCCACGTAGCTGTTCAAAAACTGCATGAGCCGTGCGTCTTCGTCCTGCAGCAGTTCGTAGGTCAGCTCAACCCGTTTGGTGTATTTGACCAGTGTCATTGGGATCTTGCTGATGGCTGGCGCATCTCGATCGAACGAGCTCGACTCAGCGGTCGAAACGAATTCGCCGTCGTCCGCCTCGTTGTCAATCGGGACATTGACGGTTGTGCCGATCCCAGGGATCTCTCGCACTCCCAGCTGGTTGTATAGCGACAACGGTCTCATCCGTTCGATGATACCCTGATAATGCCCCGTGGGCACCAGGTTGCCTCCGTCCGCTGCGGTCGTGATATTCATGCTCGTGTCATTGGACGCTCGCAGCTCGCGCAACGCGCCAGGGTCCTGAGAGCGGACGTACCGGCAAAAAATGGCATTTGAATTGTCAGCAGTCGGTCGCTCGTGGAACGCCACGGCAGGCTGAGACCAGTATCTCAACTCACGGTTTTGGTCTGCCAACATATCATGTTTCGATCTGAGCTCCTGCAGGGATTTCAGATCCTCTGGGCTGATTTCTGGTTTGGCCGTGATCTGCTCCGCTAGGGTGCGCAACTCGGCCATCTGTCTCATCAGCTCCGGTGCTCTCGTGGTGTTCATCAGATTCTCCATTGCATCAAATTCAATATTGCATTCGCGCGCAGCGCCTGCTGCGCCTGTATCTCACCAGCCGCCCGGCTGTCTGATTCGAGTCTGGACACTACGACGCGAGACCGATCATATCCCGGATCTCCCCCCCACAATGCCCATGCAATCCTGCCTGCAGACGGATAACCAGCCTCTCCAGGTCTATATCCTGTCGCCTCACTGTCGATTGCGTGTCTCTGGAAATAACTCAGCATGCGTCTCCATGTATCAGCGGACAGCACACGGTTGTTGACGATGTCTCTAGCCCTAGCCACACCAACGTCGGTCCCTCCCCGATTATATTCGTCTCGCCACGCCAAACCGCGTTCTGCCTCCGCGATCATGCCATCCGTTGGCCGCAAATCATCCTCGGTCAGGTCTCTCAACTCCCACGGCACCATCGCACGCACTGACACAGATGTAGATTTATATGCTGGGTAGACGGTGGGCGAGATCTCGTATAGTTCGGCGCGCAGTAGGGTGCGCATGGCCATTCCATCTGGCAGACGCTCCCAGCGGTCTTCCGACACGGTAAATCCCATCGACACTCCAGTGACATCTCCCCGAGAGATGCTGTATAACGCATCTCGTCCCCAGCTCGTCTGGGATGGTTGGAGTTCGAACCGCAATCCGCGCTCATCTCGCTGGATGAGTAGGGTGTTGTTGCCTGTGCGTCCTAGCGGATACATGTCGGAGTGATTCCAAAACGCGTAGATGTCTGGTTTTTCGTCCAGCCATTTGTTGAATGCAACTGGATCCACACGTTCAACAAATGGTCGTCTGCCCCAGTCATATAGTGTCGTCGACAACGAGTTGAACACGACAGCGTATCCAGCGATTGTTGGGTTGTCGTCACCCACCATGGTAATCTCGCCACCAGTACGAGTCTCTCTATCCATGCTCCTCCAGTAGTGCGTCCATAGACTGCTGATATGCATCTGCAATCCACGTGTCAACCGTATCCGTATCAGCATGATCATCGCGCCGATCGGATCCGCATGCGCGCAATTTGGCAATCATTTCCTGCCCAGCTGCTCGCCAGGTTGCCTGCATGCCCTGTCCCCATGTCTCTGCGGCAACTGTGCCGCCCTGACGTAGCGCCTTGCCCCCCTGTTGTCGGACATCGTTTGCGATGCGCGACGTCAAACGCGCTCGCATATCTGCTAACCACGCGGTCCTGACCAGACTGTCATCATTGGACTGGCCAGCCTGCATGTTGTCAGCAACCTGCATATTTAACGGCAACAGGAGATCATCTCCACCCGGCAACGGGTTGAGATTTTCTTTTTCTCTGGCCTCGTTGGGCGTCAGGATTCCGTGCTGGATGGCCGCAGCATAGGCGGCCATCCGCTCGCCCGTCTGCGTGATAATCAAACTGTCGCGCACGAACTGCGGGAACAAATCTTGAGATTCTCGGTCCAACAACAGCTGTAGAGCGATGTTCTCCTCCCACCGCCGCAGCCATTCTCCCAAAGAAAATACCACAAAATCCCTGCTGAACTGCTCCGCACTGGCATAGGTTGCAGTCTGCGTGTCGCCCAGCATGTGTGGCGGCACTCGATAGATAGATGCGATTTCGCGTTTTGTGAACTGTCTGGTCTCCAAAAATTGCGCCTCTTCAGGCGGGATCCCAATCGCCTCGATAGACATACCCTCTTCGAGTATAGCCGTCCGATGCGATTGATCAACCCCGCTATGTTGCGCCGACCAGCTATCTCGCAGATTACGCCTGGCCTGGTCGGACAGTTTGCCGGGGTGCTTGAGAACCACACCAGGTCGTGCGCCATTCGCAAAAAAGCGCCAGCCGAACTCTGCCTGGGCTCTCTCCCCCCCCAACGTCTGCATCTGCATGCGGATCGGAGAGTATCCGATCAGACCGTCATAGCCCAGACCTGGGATGTGGAATACTCTCCATCTCGGCAGCTGAACTGGGTTAATCGAGTCCGGTCTGTAAACATAGACCGGCTGCCTGTCTACAATACGTACATCCATCCGATCGGGCAGCAGCGGCCAGATCGCCGCAGGGTATCCAGCATCCGTCCACTCAATCTCGGCATACGCATTACCCCATGTCAGCAGATGGGCCATCATGGTCTCTCGCAGCGCAAATGCCGACATGTATGGATTGGGACGGTCGTGCAACAGATGATAGAGAGGATGGTCGTCAGCAACCATTTTGCCGCGTTTCAACCGTCGATACAGTTTGAGCGGCATCTGTGCAACGCTGCCAGACAGTACGCTGACACACGCCCACACAGTGGCCGACGACAATGCGGTCGCTGGCCCAACAATGGGGCCGGCGATCGACATTGTCGGTAGGCTGCTGCCGTATACGCTAACGGTCGATCTGGTGTTGGCAGATCGTCGCGCAAAAAAATCCTGCAGGATCCCCATACACCAACTCTATCACATCATTTGGTACTGCTAGTACAGGTCGGCCCAGATAAATCCACATCAACAAGTTGTTTGCGCCGACGTGTACCGATTATCGACCAGACTCCATCGTCGTCGACGTGCAGCGGCAACACATGCGAAATTTTGGTCAACATGAGCCGTGCTCCGCGGTCTGTGATCGAGAGTCGTTGAGAGACGACTGCGATCGACATACGGTTTCCGGTGGTCAACCAATATGTGACCAATGCTACCCGTTCGGTTGGCAACATCTCGTTAGTCATTTTGGTTTAGACATGTTAGCGGTTTGAGCAGCCCACCAAACGCCGATTGCTACCAGTAGGATCCCGAAATACGCCAATAGACCAGCAATCTCATACTGCATCCATGCGGCTACTGCGATCATGACGAATCCTGCCATCACCACGAACTCATCCCGTGTAATCATAGCAGCGTAACCCCCTGACCATCATAAATTGATTTGCCAACTCCAGCAGTAGCTGTCATGGCTCGCCCAACGGCCATGACAGCTGCCACAATCCCGTCTATCCTACCTGTGGATTGAGATTTATCCGGTTTGATATTGCCAGCTGGATCCTGTCGGGCTGTCACATTGTCCGCCATCCAGCGCAGGACAGGGTTACCCCCATGCGCAATCCCATCTGACAACAGCAGGCGGAGCAGTTCTTTAGATGGGCTGCTCAGACTGGCGAATCCCTGTCGCATTTCGACCATCTGCACTCCATCGTCGATCAACTGCAACGACAGCTGGGTAGCATTCCAGGGATCATACGCAATCTCCTGGATCTCGTATGATCCTGCGAGATCGTTGATCGTCTGGCGGATGTAATCGTAATCAATTACATTGCCGGGTGTAGCCACAACCAGAGACTGCCGCACCCACGTCGTGTACGGCACCCGATCTCGTCGCTCGCGCTCGATCATTGCGGCCGCCGGGATCCAGAACCACGCCATCAGATACATCGGTTCGGCATCGTCGACCTGAGGCGGGAACGCCAACACTAACGCAGCTATGTCGGTCGTAGATGCCAGATCCAACCCTCCGTAACATCTGCGCCCTGTTAGATCAGGGATGGAGCCGGCGCACCTGTCCCAGTGGATCATGTCGATCCAACGGTTATCCTGCTGGGTCCATTGATTGAGATAGAGACGGCGAAATGTATTTTGGTATGCTGGCGATGCAATCGCTCGCGCGCATTCGCCGGCCAAATAGTCTAACGAGACAGTGACGCCGAGACTAGGGTTTGCGCGTCTCCACGTGTCTGGAGATGTCCAGTCGTCCTCGTCAGTCGCGGCCGATATGTACGCAAACGACTCCACATCAAACATAGGATCCGCAATAACGTCACGTGCATGCTCGTGCTGCTCCCAACAAATACTGTTGCGATCGTAGCCTGCCGTCGTGATGGCCACCAGCATGGGTTGGCGTCTGGCCCCCATGCTGGTGGCCATCACATCCCACAATTCTCTATTGGGCTGAGCGTGCAACTCGTCAAATATAATCCCGTGTGCGTTGAGCCCATGTTTGGTGTACGCATCTGCCGACAATACTCGATAGATGCTATTAGTCGACGGGACGCTGATATGGTTTCGATAGACGCGCGTTTCTCGGGACAGATGTGCGCTCTGCTCAACAAACTGCCGAGCCTGTTCGAACACAATCGCCGCCTGCTGCCGGTCAGCAGCAGCAGAGTATATCTCTGCTCCTGGTTCGTTGTCACCTAACAGCAACAGCAGCGCTATGCCCGATGCCAACGTACTCTTGCCTTGTTTACGCGGTATTTCAATGTAAGCTCGCCTATATCGACGGCTGCCGTCTCTCCGGCGCCACCCGAACAATGGCCGTACGATCTGATTTCGTTGCCACTCCTGCAGCTCAAATGGTTTCCCGGCCCACGCGCCCTTGGTATGCCGGATTATGCGGCTGAAAAATCTTTCAGCCGCTGTGGCGGCTCTCTCGTCGAACCACATATGGGTATCAATCATGGAACGACGTCACCGTACAACACCTCAGCCAATGACATTTGCTCGTCGGCCACGTCAGGCATCCTGGATCGAGACATCGGAGTGCCGCCAGTCTGCTGTGCGGCCGACCTGTATTGTTCGGCGGCTGTGCGCCACGCAATCCACAGAGGATGTCGACGCATCTCTGTACCATCTCCGTGCGTTGTATCTCGCTCCAACAGATTGTGGGGTTGCCCGTCTGCGCCTGATTTTTCCAGTTCAGCAAATGCCCATTTGGCCAGCAACATTGCCTGGGCCTGGATCTCGATGATCCCGGCGTCTGCTGGAGTCAGCCGCTCGTTGTCTGCGACGAGCCGCCGATACAACCGGTCCATCTCGTTGGGCAACCTGCGAATACGCTCACGAGAGATTGTCAGTGTTCGATTGGTTGGTATTGGTCCTCGACTACCCATGTATAACGCACTTTTGGGTCAAAACTCACGTTTTTGCGCGCAGAGG